TGTCGGCAACTATTGGAAATCATTCAGCGTGAGTTGCAATGCCCTATCTACTTTAAACTTGGAAACCATGAGGAAAGGTATGAGGCTTACTTGCGAACCAAAGCACCTGAACTACTTGGAACGTCTGAATTTACTTTAGACACTTTGCTAAAGTTCGGTCAATACGGTTGTGAGTTAATACAGGACAAACGAATTATCAAAGCTGGACACTTGAACATTCTACACGGTCACGAGTTTGGGCGCTCTGTTTTCAGTCCTGTTAACCCAGCTAGAGGGTACTACATGCGGGCTAAGGCAAGCGTTATCTGTGGACACAACCACCAAACAAGCGAACACACGGAGAACAACTTAGAGGGTAAAATCGTTACTACATGGTCAACTGGTTGTCTTTGTGAAATGCACCCACAGTATATGCCTATCAACAAATGGAATCATGGCTTTGCGTATGTTTCTGTCGACCCTTCCGATGGCAGTTACGAGGTTGACAACTTCCGAATTATCGAAGGTCGTTTACGATAGTCTGAATACAAAGGGCTAAATTTTCTCACTTTTTCTTGGTCAAAATTTGCATAAGTCAAAACTATGCCGTTATTTTGGTGTCATAATCAAAAAAGCAACATTATAATGGAAAGTAAACACACGAAAGGAGAATGGTTCGCAAGCGGAACAGAAGTAATATCAATACCAAGTCAGGTAAAAATCTCAAATCAAATATCTGGAGAGAATTACGAAAAGGCAAAAGCAAACGCCAAACTGATAGCCGCTGCACCTGATTTGTTGGAGGCTTTGAAAATATTTAGAAAACAAGTTGGAATAACATGGGATAGCGTAGATGGAAAAGACTTTGAAGCTGGAGCAATGCTTGATATAATCGACAACGCAATCAAAAAAGCAACATCATAATGGAAAAAGAAACAGACATCACATGGCAAGGGCTAAAGGTTACAGTTCATTACGAACCTAACGGAATGCCCGATTTAATTCTATTAGACGCCTACTGTTCTGAAAAGCCTATCGAATTTCTTGAAAAGGTGCAAGGCAATGAGAACGCGCTTGACGAGATTACTACAATAGTAGGCGAAGATTGGGCGAGTGACGTACAGGAACTAGATGTGATTGATTTAGCTGACGATATTTACGAAATGATAAACGACAAATGAGAACGATAAAATTTAGAGGGAAACGAGTTGATAACGGTGAGTGGGTTTATGGGTCATTTATATGGCACGCAGACAAATATTTCATTCATAATCTTTATGGCGCATCTGATAATTACCACGAAGTAATACCCGAAACAGTAGGTCAATTCACAGGATTACTTGACAAGAACGGTAACAAGATTTATGAGGGAGACTTAGTTTCGTCAGATGTTTTCGAAATTAAAAACCAAACTGTTGAATGGATTTACAATCAATACTCACCGTTTGAGTACCACATGTCGCAAGTTGAAGAAGATTTTGAAATCACACGTAACATCCACGACAAATGAAATCAATAGACTTTTTAAACAAGTTCATAGACCCGAAGATTCCAGCTTTAGCTAGAACGATAGCACAAGGGGCGGTTAACGAACTAAACAAAGGCGATTTTAAACCTATTGAAGTAACTGAATTAGAGTTCAATATGGTATGTAGATACGCTGACTATCAACCAATTAAACCCGCTTTAGGCACAGATTTTATTCGTATCTTCGATAGCCTAGACAACAGCAAAGACATACAAATTCATAACCCTTGTAAACGATGAAAGCACTAACTGAAATTCAAAACGAGCTTAAAGCTCCCAAAAATCAATACAATTCATTTGGAAAGTATAAGTACCGAAGCTGTGAGGACATCTTAGAAGCGGTCAAACCACTACTGAAAAAGCACAATTGCACGTTAACCATTACCGACAGTGTTGAAGAAGTTGGAAGCATGGTTTACGTTGAAGCTGAATGTGTTCTAAGGTCAAAAGATGATGAAGTAATTGTTCGGGCACAAGCTGGAATTGACCCTAACCGCAAAGGAATGGACATCGCACAATCATTTGGCAGTTCATCTTCTTACGCCCGTAAATACGCTCTAAACGGCTTATTCCTTATTGATGACACGAAGGATGCAGACGCAACAAACGAACACGGCAAAGGGACTAATTCAAAGCCAATAACAACGCCTGTAAAGACAGAAGTAAAAGAAGGCGACAAAGTATTCATGGCGATACTAAAAGGCGTGTCAGAAGGTAAAGGAACGATTGAGCAAGCTAAAGCGAAATATTCAATCAGCGAATCAGTAGAGGCTAGTTTGAAGGAAAAGATTCGAGCACTAAAAGATGTTATGTAACAGGCACATAATGGGAATAAATACGATTATCTATCATTTTTATTACACAACGGTAACGGCTATGGGTAGCGCAAAACTGAAATTGAAACGAGTGATAACCTTTAAAATTTAGAGTGCGATGGAAAGACCTGACATTAAAGATAGCATTGGAGATATTGGACTTTCAGAAGCCAATAAAATCTACACAGATAGTCCGAAATTGTTTAAGCATATCCAACGTTTGGATAGCTACATTGATTATCTTGAAGAAAAGCTCGAAAGCCAAAAGCCAGAAACGAGTGATGAAGCGTTACTTATAGCTGATGTTGTATTAAGCGAGGAACGAGCGGAGTTGCCACCAAACAAATACATCTGCTGTGGCAGGTTAATTGGCAGCGGACATACATGGAAGTGCTTACTTGGAGTGGGTGGCAATTAAATACAACAATTGCTAAAATTAACGACAATTTTGACCTATGAGCAAAGACCTATTTAACGACCTCCGCGAAACGTACATCTACGCAACGATTGACGAGGAACGTTTCATGGAAATACCTTCGGCACTTCGCGAAGAAATGACAATCAAACGCATTGACCAGCCTAACTTTCGACCACTTTACGAACAGGATTCTAAATGGCAAGAACTACACAAAGCGTTTATTGAAGCGTTAAAGGCACAGAAGTATAGGGAGGACGAAATACGCGCAGAGAACAGATGAAAGTTTTAAACCTATACGCTTGTTTGGGTGGCAACAGATACAAGTGGGATGAAGTAGCAGAAGAAGCTAACATCGGCATGAAAGTTACAGCGGTTGAATTAGACCTTGAATTGGCAAAGTTGTATCAGGAAAGATACCCTAACGATACGGTTGTAGTTGCCGATGCTCATGAATATCTATTAGACCATTACAAAGAATTTGATTTTATATGGAGTTCACCACCTTGCCCAAGTCATTCTAGGGTTCGTATTAGTCAAAAAACACGCGAAACATTCAAAGCTGTTTACCCAGATATGAAACTGTATGAAGAGGTTATTTTTCTTGACAATTACTTTGAAGGTAAATATGTTGTTGAGAACGTAATTCCATTTTATGAACCTTTGATAGTTGCAAAGAAACGTGGTAGACACTTGTATTGGACAAACTTCAATTTACCAAGCAACATTGGAGAAAGAAAGGTTTACAAGAACATGATTGAGACTGGCAACATTGATTATTTATCAGATTTTCATCAATATGACTTTAGGAATTATAAAGGATGTCAAAGATTAAACAAGGTAGCCCGAAACCTAGTTGACTACGAAGCTGGGCGAACAATCTTTGAAACTGCTTTGGGTATTATTAGGAAGAAAGACGTTAAACAAACAGAACTATTCAATGATTGAACTAAAAAGCCAAATAGAAGCGATACAAACGCGTAAAGACAACACGCTAAAGGTAGTACTCGGCACGCAGGAATTAAGCCCGACAGAATGCGGTAAACTGTTCGCATTGATGAACAAACTCTGCTCAATCGGAATAGCACCTAACGACCTAACGCCTAAAGAGATTGAAACGCTGCAACAGTCAAAGCTATCAATTGACGACGTGCCTAATGGTAAGTCACTTAGTCAACGTTTGCGTGGTGTATTGTTTGTATATTGGCAGCAACACGAAACTGGTTTCGAGGAATTTAACGACTTTTACAGCGATTATATGGAAAAGAGAATTACTAAC